AGAATTAAATGGAATATCAGTTGCCCGAAGGAAAGGAGAATCTGCTGGTCCAACAGTTCTGGTATTAGTTTCACTTTTTGTTTTAGTGATTGGTGGATTTGTATTGTCCACAACGTATCTAATATATGACATCGAAACCGTACACTTTAGAAGATTAGATTGATCATAAGATACAGGCATCGATGCTATAGAAAGAGGAAATACTCTCATAAAAGTATATGTCAACTGTCCAGCATTTGTTGGATCAGTTGCAAGAAAACCACGAAACGTATTCTTAGTTGTTCCAAAAGTACTCTTTTCAAACTTAGTTATTCTCATTCCACTGTCAGACATGTATGTGTCTGGGTATTCAAATCGATAGAAGTAATCCTTATCTAGTGCTGTTGGAACAGTATCTTCTAACTTCTCAGTGCTTTGTCTGCTAATATAATTTATCCAGGTCTCAAAGAATCTGATTGGCATATAGTTTTCTGCATTGACATAGAATGTCAAGTCAATTCTATCATCAAATATCTTTCTGTGAGCGTGCTTCTCCGTCACGCCAGTGCGATCATTATTTAACTCAAGTGTTGCAAGTCTGGATCCAGGGAGCACAGTTTCACAACACATTAAGTTGAGTCTATCTTGTTCTATTGGAATACCTTTTTTGTTAAAGTATTCCAAATTAAGAGGACCTGTACTTGGCAAAGGGATTTGCACATAGTACAGAGAAGTGAGTGCAGGACTCAACAACTTACTCTTAATCTGCTTAATACCTAGTGGTTGAGGCATTTATAAATACTATTTGACCTTATATATTATGTATAAGAGAAATGGGAGAAAGTATCAAAAGTAGATATAAACCATCATACCCTGAGAAGTATCAAGGCAATCCAAACAATATCATTTGTAGAAGTAGTTGGGAACGCAAAATGTGTCGGTGGTGCGACTTAAATAGTAGCATTATATCTTGGGCATCTGAAGAGTTCAGTATCCCCTATGTGTCACCAGTCGATAATCGTGTTCATAGGTATTACCCAGACTATTTAATTAAAGTAAAAGAAGCAACTGGAAAGGTTAAGACATATGTGATTGAGGTTAAACCAAAGAAGCAAACTGCACCACCAAAGAAACCAAAGAGACAAACTAAATCATACCTCTATGAGTGTCAGATGTATGCAGTCAATCAGGCAAAGTGGAAAGCAGCGAAAGAGTTCTGTTTAGATAATGGAGTTGAGTTCAAAATCATAACCGAGAATGAACTAGGAATCAAATGAACCGTTTAGAAGGAAATCAAATTAATAACGGTACTAATGACCAGGAAGATATGATGCTGGAGATTATGGATCTCTTAAAGGATACAGTTACACCCATCCCTGATGTGGGAACGATCTGCACTTTTGTTTACAATGCAAAAACTCCTAAGATTAGATATGATCAACACCCATTAGTTGCTGTGACTGAATTATTTTCTTGGGGATTTCGTGGACTTAACTTTCATTGGCAGGAATATAGACAATATACTTGGGAAGAACTCACTGGACAAGTATACATTGTGCAACGAAATGAACTAGATGATTTACTTGCAATACCATATGCAAAGTTTGTAACTAAATAAATAAAAACCATCTCTAATGCCAGAGTTTAAATCAGGAACAAGAGAAGAAGTAAGATCAGGTGCTGCTCAATACACTAATACTGCCACCTTTATTAGTGAAGGAAGTCCTGCGCCCGTTGTCATGTCTGGAATTTATACTGATGTTGGTGCTACACAAAAAACAATCTCCAGCACAAGTTATGGTGGTGCTGTAAGCGATAAAAAAGTCTGGTCTGGTGGAACTCGTATCTATCATAGAACCGTATTATATCCAACAAAAGATAGTAGTGGAAGGGTAACAGGTTCTAAAAGAGTTGTTTATATAGAAAAGAACGGAAAATATCAACCTGCTGCAGTTTCAAATGATGGCGGACAGACATATGTATTCTCAGATCCGCAATTTCCTACAATGGAAGGTGTTGCTGGAGCAGGTCTTCAAAAAGAATTAAATGCCAAGGACGGTAGAATTCGTGGACACATTGATCATTCAATTGTTCAAAAAGTGAAAGGTGATCCTGCTATCACTGTTTCAGACAGATCAAATTTAGTTGAAAGTCAAAGAAATTATGAGGAATCATTGAGAGAAGAACCAGTGCAACCACCAGGTGGCGGCGGCGCTGGTGATGGTGCTGACCCAGCACCTGGGGGAGAACAGGCGGGTCAAAAACCAACTCCCCAAGAAGTTTCTTCACAAAATATTCAATCAAACACAGGCACAAGAGACAAATTCCCTGGTGTTAGTGGATCCGATGCATTAACATATCCATTATCTTTGAGAGATTCTAAACAGGATAAGATCCAATTTAATATGATCGCATATAAACCAACAGGAGTTCAAAATAATAATTTTGGAACTTCACCAAGACAACAGCAGTTTAGAAGTGAGGTAGAGGGCGATAAAGTTAAACCTGGAGATGTAATTGGAAGAGTATTCTTACCAATACCCGCTGGAATTACTGATACCACAGGAGCTGCCTGGGGAGATGGTGAAATGAGTGCTATTCAAGTTGCTCTATCACAGGTGGCACTAGGTGGAATAGATGCTGGATTAACTGGCGCATTGAATGCAACTAAAGAAACCATTGAAAAGATTGGTGGCGCTAGAGAAGAAGTAAAAACTGCATTAAGAAATCAAATTGCAGGTGAAGCAGCAGGAGTTCAGGGTTTAATAACAAGAACAACTGGTGCCATTCTTAATCCAAACCTTGAATTGTTATTTTCAAAACCAACGTTAAGACCATTCAACTTTAGATTTAAATTATCTGCAAGAAGTCAAGCAGAAGCAAATGAAATAATTAGAATCATCAGGTTCTTCAAACAAGGGATGGCACCAATCAGATCAGCATCTAACTTGTTCATTAAAGCACCTCATACTTTTAAAATTAGATACATCCATGATGGTGGTGATCACCCATTTCTAAATCAATTTAAAGAATGTGCATTGAAAAATTTATCAGTAAATTATACACCAGAAGGAAATTATGCAACTTTCCGTGATGGTAAAATGGTTTCTTATGAACTTACAATGCAATTCCAAGAACTTGAACCAGTGTTCAATGATGATTATGGAAATGCAGCAAATAGTTATGATACAAATATAGGTTTCTAAAATGGCAAATCCCTACTTCCGCAATCTACCAGACTTTGAATACATCAATACCACTTCTGATGGTAGAAGTATATCTGATTATGTTACCGTCAAAAATTTATTTAAGAAAGGAAAGTTAAGAGAAGATATTGTTTCTGAGTCAAGTTTTTTTCAGAAATATACTGTGATGGGAGATGATCGCCCAGACAATGTTGCCTTTGAAGTTTACGGTGATCCAACATTAGATTGGGTGGTGCTACTCTCAAACAATATCATTAATGTCTATGAAGAGTGGCCATTAGATCAAGCATCTTTTGATGCATATGTTACAGAAAAATACCTTGATGTTTTTGCAGATGAACCTGCAACACTTTTGTTGGAAGGAATTCATCACTATGAATCAGTAGAGATAAAAGATAGTAACGGAACAGTCATCTTTCCCGCAGGATTACAAGTTGACAACAACCAAGGTGTGACTTTCTATGACTATGAACTAGGAAAAGAAGTTACTATTTCTAATGTGGCAACACCGATAACAAATTATGCATACGAAGAAAAATTAAATAATCGTAAGAGAATTATCAATCTTCTTAAACCAAAGTATCTCAATGTTGTCTTTGATGACCTGGAAGAAATGATGCAATATAAAGAGGGTTCCACCCAATATGTGAGTGAAACCCTTAAGCGTGCTGATAATATTAGACTATATCAATAATATTATTTAAATATTAGAGCATAATAAGTAGCAATTACAAGGAGCGTAAGACACGCTCTCTCATAAGACCAGCGTCTCATTCATCAGCAAGACGTTGGAAATAAGAGAGTGCATCATCTTCGTCCTCATCCTTAGATGCAACAGGAGCAGGTTTGGGTGTCTCCTGCTGAAGAGGGAAGTTAGGAGTGAATGATCCACGATCATTGTCCTCTTCAGAAACTTCTTCATCCAAGGTAGGACGAGAAGTAGACTTCTGACCCAGAACCAGTTGCAGACGATTTTGCAGTTGCTCATAGGTCTTAAACTGATCAGCAGCAGTCAGAGCAGCAAGAGAATACTGCTTCTTCCACAGTGCTTCCAGTGCATCGTCATCATCAAGGAGAGGACCAGGTGCAGCAAACTCAGACTTGTCGTAGTTCCAGTAACCATCCTTACGGACGATCTTCAGTTTGAAGTTGGCACCTTGCCAGAAGTCAAAGGGATTGATGGGAGTCTCATCCTCAAACTCAGGTTGCATTGCTTCCATGATCTTGTCAAAGATCTTCTTGCCGAACTTGTACAGGAAGACTTGACCTTCGTTCTGAGGGTTTGCTTTGTCCTGCACAACATAGATGTTGGCATAGTAGGACAGTTTGCG